TAAACAAGATATAACGACTGGTACTTTATCAAGTGCTAGTAGCAATACAGGTTTAGGTGATAGCGTATTTAAGTTTCTTACTTCTGGTACTAATAACACAGGAGTTGGTACTGATGCTTTATTAGCTGTTACTACAGGAACAGAAAATGTTGCAGTTGGTAAAGGTGCTATGGATGCAACAACAACTGGTGGCTATAACACAGCCGTAGGCACAGATGCACTAGGAGCTAACACAACAGCAATTTTTAACACAGCCATAGGTAGAAACGCACTTATATTAAATACTACAGGTGCTTCAAACACAGCAGTTGGTGGTCAAGCACTAGATGCTAATACGACTGCTTCAAACAACACAGCCGTTGGAACATCTGCTCTCGGTGCAAATACCACAGGAGCATCAAATGTAGCTGTTGGAACAGATAGTTTACAACAAAATACTACTGCAGATAACAACACAGCCGTAGGTAAAGATGCTTTAAAAGCAAACACAACAGGTAATACAAATACAGCAATTGGTGCCAATGCTTTAGATGCCAACACCACTGGTAGTAATATGGTAGCTGTAGGTAATAATGCTTTAGGTGCTAATACAACAGGTGTCCAACAAGTAGCTGTTGGTGATAATGCATTAGCTGCAAATACTACAGGTAATTATAACCATGCTATAGGTATGGGTGTTTTAGATGCTACAACAACAGGAAGTAACAATACAGGTTTAGGTGCTTATGCACTTTCAGCAAATACAACAGCCGATAATAATACAGCAATTGGTTATCATGCTTTAGTAGCAAACACTACAGGTGCTAGCAATACAGCAGTCGGTTCTAGTGCTCTGGATGCTGTAACTACAGGAAATTATAATACTTCTTTAGGTATGCATTCAGGTGGTGCTTTAACTACAGGTGCTGAAAATACTTGTCTTGGTTATCAAGCTGGACATCATAATACTTCACTCACAACAGGTGGTGGAAATACAATTTTAGGTGCTTACTCTGATGCAGATGCCGCAGATACTGCTCAGGCTATTGTTATTGGGTATGATGTTACTGGTACTTCAAGCACTACAACTATTGGTAGTGGCACTAGCGATATTAGAACAGCACATGGTAGTACATCATGGGCAACTGTTTCTGATGAAAGAGTAAAAAAAGATATTGAAGACTCAACAGCAGGATTAAGTTTTATAAATGATTTAAGACCAGTAACTTTTAATTATAAAACTAAAGGTGATTTACCAGAAGAATTTAAAGGTTACGAAAAAGACTCAACAGAAATATATAAAAATACAAAAACTAATCATGGTTTTATAGCCCAGGAAGTAAAAGAAACAATAGACAAGCATCCAGAAATAAAAGATGGTTTTGATATGTGGGATGTTAGAGAAACAGGTCAACAAGAAGTTGGAGAAACTGCAGTAATACCAATATTAGTAAAAGCAGTACAAGAACTTTCTACGCAAGTAAATGAATTAAAATCTGAAATTAAAACTTTAAAAGGAGAATAATATGGCACAAACAGTAAATGAATGTTTAACATCAGGAATTGATAGTACAACAGTAATTAATGATATTAATACCAATGGTAATAAGTCAAAATATGCAGGTGGTACAACTGATATAGATGGCAACGCTGTAGCAGGAACTTGGACACAATCTGAAATCAATGAAGTAGTACAAAGAAATGTAGATCATTTAGAAACTATCTTGCTTTATAAACCAGTAGATAGTGATGATGACACACCAAATATTGTTGATTCTACTAATAGCAAAAAAGATACTTGCAATACAGCTGTTACTACTGGCAAAGCATATATAGCATCAAATAGTTAAAATGGCCCTCTTGCCTGTAACTCCTCCCGCTGGTGTTGTAACTAACGGAACTAATTACGCTAATAAAGGTCGCTGGATTGACAGCGATTTAGTGCGTTTTCAAAATGGTTACTTACGCCCTATTGGTGGTTGGGAGAAAATCAGGAATACAGCATTAACAGGTACGCCAACGGGTATGTTTGCCTACATTACCAATTCTGATAAAAAGGTTTTAGCAGTAGGAACAAGACAAAAAATTTATGTTAATTATGATGGCACTTGGTACGATATAACTCCAACAAGCTTTGTTACAGATGCCTCAACTGATCCGCTTGGTTATGGAGCATACAATTACAATGTAGAAGATTACGGTGATGCCCGTTCTCAATCAGGTTTATTCTTTGATTCTAAATCCTGGTCATTTGATAACTGGGGTGAAGATTTATTATTCTGTTGTGCAAGTGATGGCAAGATTTACAAATGGTCGCCCTCATCACCATCTACAATAGGCGCACAATTAACCAATTCTCCTACTGGTTGTTCTGGTGTTTTAGTAACCAATGAGCGCCATGTCGTAGCTTTAGGAGCAGGTGGAGATCCAAGAAAGGTGCAATGGTCATCCAGAGAGGCAAATACAACCTGGACAGCCGCAGCTACTAATACCGCTGGTGATTTACAAATACCAACTGGCGGCAGAATATTAAGCGCAGTTAAATGGCAAACAGATGTTGTTATCTTTACCGATACAGGTATTGCAAGAATGTATTACACAGGTTCTCCTTTTATATATGGTATTCAAGATGCTGGTACTAACTGTAAAGCTGCAAGTCCAAGAACAGTTGTTACTGCTGGTAATTTTTTAGCATGGATGGGTGAAAACTCTTTCTTTGTATTTGATGGTTCGGTTAAAGAGATTAAATGCGATGTGCATGACCATATATTTGATAACATTAAATATCAATATAGGCGTGTTGCTTGCGGTGGCCACAACTCTAACTTTAATGAAATTATTTGGTTTTATCCGCAAGGAGATGATGCACAAGCACCAAACAAATATGTAATCTGGAACTATGTTGATAATGTATGGAGCATTGGTTCTATGGATAGAGGTTGCTGGATAGATCAAGGTGTATTTGATTACCCAATAGCGTGTGATAGTTCAGGCAATGTTTACCAGCACGAAAGCACAACATTAAGTAATTCAGAAAATTTAGGTAACGCAGTTCCTTACGCTACATCAGGGCCAATAGAGATTGGCAATGGCGACAATTATGTGCAATGCAACCAAATACTCCCAGATGAAGAAGCAAACACCTTACCAGGCGTTACAATTAGTTTTAAGGGCAAATTTACTCCATTAGGAAGTGAAACAGACTTTGGCAGCTTTACATTTGAAAACGATGGTTATACCGATGCAAGATTTACAGCAAGACAAGTATCAATGACTGTAACAGGATCAACCACACAAGCATTTCAAGTTGGTAATATAAGATTAAATTTAAGAAACAGAGGTCGTAGATAGTGGCAAGAAAAACCCTAACTAGACCAGGTGAAGATTACGATAAAAACTATCTGAATTATTTAATTTCAGAAATAGAATATCAAACAGGTATTACTTTTAACAAAGGAGAAAGAATACAAGTAGGTGGTGGAGATGCCACCGAATTAGTATTAGTTAGCCCAAATGGAACAAAATATAAGGTCAGCGTTGACAACTCAGGCAACCTCTCAACCGCAACAACGGTTTAAAGAGGACTGGGAACTAGAGTTTGACAGGTTAGATAAGCATATTATTCGTGCATTAAAGCACCAAGATATGTATAATTTAAGTGATATTAAAGAAAAAATCAGGTTAGGAATGTTTCATTTATGGCCTGGTAAAGACTCAGTTATGATAACTGAGATTGTAGAGTTTCCAAGAGTAAAAGTATTAAACATTCTTTTTCTTGGAGGCAAATTTGAAGAACTACAATCAATGCTTCCTAGTATTGAACAGTTTGCCAAACATTTTGGCTGTAAAAGAATTTTTGGTGGCGGCCGTAAAGGCTGGCTAAGAAAACTTAAACATCTTGGCTTTGAACAAGAATATTTAGTGAAGAAAGAATTATGAGTAAAGGAAAAACAACAACAACAACAAGCACAGATCCAACACAAATGGCAATGTATCAAGATCTTTATGGTAAGGCTAAAGGTATAGCATCGCAGCCTTTTGTACCATATACAGGCGCAAGAGTAGCAGGATTTAATCCAGACCAATTACAAGGATTTGATGCAACTAGGAATATATTTGACCAATCAATGAGTTATGATCCTAGAAGTCAGTTAAATACATTAGCTACCCAAAATGCACCAAGTTTATTAAACACAGACATAGGTGCATATCAAAACCCGTTTCAAACACAAGTTATAGATAACACTCTTGGTGATTTAAACCGAGCAAGACAAATGCAAATACAAAGCGACCAAGATGCAGCAATCGGCAGAGGTGCATTTGGTGGTTCTCGTTCAGCATTATTAGAATCAGAAACCAACAGAAACTTTGCAGATAGAGCTGGTAATATTGCAGCTGATTTAAGGTCGCGAGGTTTTGACAGAGCAACCAATTTAGCTGGAATGGATATTGACAACGAATTTAGAAACAGAGGATTTCAAGCTGGCTTGCTTGGAAACCAATTAAGCGACCAGTACAGAAACTTAGGGTTACTCTCTGGCATAGGTGGTCAACAACAAGGACTACAACAAAGAGGTATGGATGCTGGCTACAACGAGTTCTTGCGTGCGCTTAACTACGGCCCACAACAACTTGGCTTATTAGCGCAAGGTGTTAGTGCGTTACCTACGCAAACATCTACAAGCCAAAGCAAAAGAGGTTCATCTATAGCTGATATAGGAAGTGCCGCAGCTGGTATAGGTCAATTATTTAGTTCAGGTATATTTGGTTCAGACAAAAGAATGAAAAAAGATATTAAGTTCTTATCAAAAGAAAAAGGATACAATATTTATTCTTGGAACTGGAACGACAAAGCAAAATCTATAGGTTGGAATAAATATCCAACAACAGGTGTTATAGCACAAGAAGTTGCTCATATTCCTAACGCAGTAACAGTTGGAGATCACGGCTACTTAATGGTTAATTACGGAGAATTGTAATGGCAATAAATAATTTTGGATTATTACAACCTAACCAACCATTAACTGAAGCAGATAAACTTCTTGCTGATATTAATAATTTTAATAATACGGTAGTACCCAATCTTCCTCCTCTTGTAACTCCGCCAGTTAATGTTCCTAAGTACACACAGTTTGGAAACAAACTTGCTACATTGGGAGGTTTTGGAGATCAACAAGGAGAGCTATTGACACAAAACGAATTGTCAAAAATGAACCAAGACCAAATTGATGCTTATAATAAAACAAGAAAGAGAGCTAGAACACAAGGTATTGGTGAGCTTTTGATAAGATTTGGTGATGCGTTACAAGGCAAAAATGCTACACAATTAGCTTATGGTAGACAACAAGTTAGAGATGAAGAACAAGTTAAATTAGCTTATGAACAAGCAATAAAAATTGCAGAAGCATCTGGTGATTTTAGAAAAGCAAATTTATTAAGAAGTCTTGGTTTGCCTGGTTTCAAAAAATTACAACAGGAGAGAGCAATTGCAGAGTTTGGTATTGGAAAAGACTCTTCACCAGCCTCGGTAAAAGAATATGAGTTTGCAAAACAAGGCGGTTATAAAGGATCATACGAAGATTTCTTACAATTTAAAAAACAAGGTGATACTTTTAATTTAGGAAATACTGAAAATGTAGAAATTGTAAAATCCAGAATAGCTTTAGGTCAGAAAGATATAGAAGAAACAAAAAAGGCATTAAGAACTACACAAGAATTAATACCAAGATTAACAGCCGCACAAAGAATTCTTAAATCTGATGATTTTAAAACAGGGCCATTAGTAGAAGCTACATTAGGAGTTAAAAAACTTTATGCAGATATTTTTGGTGTGGATGTAGAAGGTTTAAATAAACAACAAGCATTTGATGCTTTTACTAAATTTACAATTCCTAGAATGAGGCCTCCAGGATCAGGTGCAACTTCTGATTTTGAAGCAAATTTATTTGAACAATCAACCGCTAGTTTAGGAAAAAGTAAAAAAGCTAACCAGATTATTATTGGTACGATGTTGCAAACTGCTAGAAGAGAACAACAATTATCTATGTTAAAAGAAGATTATTTTGCTAAAAATAACACAACTTTAGGTTTTGATAGGTATATACAAAAAAACAATTTAATGCCTAAAGTTTACATAGATATAACTAATTCAAATCAAGCTATAGAATTATTTGAACAAGGTTTATTAAGAGATGGAGATGTTTATATAGATTTAATAACAAATCCCAATAATCCGCAATTAGCAGTCTTTGATAAAAGAGATATTAGATAATGGCAGATACAAAAAAACAATTTACGCCAAATATTACAGAACAAGAGCTAAGTGAAAGTTCTTATACTGGCAACCCAGTAAGAGATTTTATAAGGTCTTTTTTTGGCCAAGGCGTTGGTATGGGTTTTGGAGATGAAATAGAAGCAGGATTAAAAAATGTATTTTCTAACAAAAGTTATGATGAAATAATATCTGAAGTTAGAACCGAAATAAACGAATATAAAAAAGAATTTCCAATAACAGCAACAACTTCTGAAATAGCAGGATCTATAGCTCCAATTATTGTTGCAACCGTTTTTTCTGGTGGTACTGCTACAGGCCCAGCCATAGGAGGAAAAGCAACACAATTCATTGCAAAAAACCCAGTAAAAACTGGTATTGGACAAGGAACTATTTATGGTGCTGGAGTTTCTGAGGGAGGCGCAATAGACAGACTTCCATCAGCAGGCATAAGCGGTGGTATCTCTGGTGTAACAGGTGGTGTTTCAAAGTTATTAGGCCCTACAGTTACACCAACAAGCAGAGATTTAATAAATAAAGGTGCAAATTTAACTCCAGGTCAAGCAATGAGTGAGGGATCATTAATAGGAGAGGGTTTAAAACTTGGAGAAGAGGTTTTAGAAAGCCTACCTTTAGTTGGAACTAGAGCTGGACTTACAAGAGGTACAGAGGGCTTTAATAAAGTTGTTGTTGGTGAAATAGCAGACATAATAAAATTTGATAAAAGTAAATTTAAAAATCTTAATATGACAGACACTTTTGTGATGTTAGATGATGCTGTTAATGATTTTTATAAAAAATCTGCTAATAAACTAAAGTTAAACAAAAACATAAAATTAAAAGATCTCAAAAAAAATATGCAAGATGTTGTAAAAAATAGTGATTTGACTGAAAGTGAAAAACTTAAAGCCTATGCAAGACTGCAAAAATTTATAGAAGTTAAAGCTCCAACCCCATCAAAATTACATGAAATAGATAAGTCTTTATCCAACAGAGTTTTTAAAGGTATGAAATCTGCCGATCCAGACCAAAGAGAAATAGCCATTGTTTTGGGTGAAGCAAAAAAATTATTTGATGATGCTTTAGTTGAAACTAATGATTACATTGTTGCTAAAGATGCTTATGGAAAAATGCGAATACTTGGAGGAGCAAGCCAAGGAGATGATGTTTTTTCTCCACAAAAATTAAAACAATCTATCAAAAAAGGAGATGCTTCAAGAAACAAAACTAAGCTAGCAAGAGGCGAAGCTAGACTACAAGACACTCTTAGAGCAGGACAAGAATCAGTACAAAAAAAATTAGGAAGTTCAGGTACGGCTGAAAGATTATTGCCTTACCTTGCGGTTGGAGGAGCTACAGCAACCATTGATCCATCTGTTGCTCTTGCTGTTGCTGGTTACGGAGGAGCAATTGGCAATCCTTACACAAATATTGCTGTAAGAGAGGGTTTAAGTGGTGCAAGCAATTTACTAACAAGATCATCGCCATTTATAGGTTCAAGAGTAGGACAAGATATGCTTAGTTCTGAAAATAGAAAAAAAATGGAAGAACAAAGCAGACTGGAATATTTAAATAGTTTATTAAATCAATAACATGAACCATGTCCCGCAAGACAGAACGGATAGGTAGGAGTGGAGAATACCTAGCTTGCTCAATTATTGCGAGAGAAACAGACACAGTAACTATATTACCTCATGGTGCTAATGCCGATGTAGTGTTTGAATGGGATGGCCAAATGTATCGCTGTCAAGTCAAGACAGCAACCAAAATCCAAAAAGGAAAAAAGAGTTGGACTTTTGATTTAAGAAAAGGATCACATAGTTTATCGCGTATATATAAAGACAACATGATTGATGTATATGCTATGGTTAGCTTGCAATACCAGAATGTTTATTTCTGCTCTTATAAAGATTGCAATAAAAAGCAAATATCTATAGATGATGAAACCATGAAAAATACCAATTCTTGTGAAAGTTTGCACAATGCCATGAACTCATTAATTAGTGCCACTAATATGCGACAGCCTAAAAATGTGGTGCATTTTGCAAAGGCAAAGATAGCGTTAAGTGGCTGATTTGCGGTGTTTTTTTATTATGTCGGGGAGTAGCGCAGTCTGGTAGCGCAACATAGTTTTACCTAATACCGAACAATAACACAAATTACTTTATTTATTAAAACCCCTTGTTTTTCTTGCAAAACAAATACTATAATCCTACTAATAGGTAATAAATGTTCACAAACATTTTATAAATAAGTGCGATGAATATGCGACTCATGGAGGTGGGTAAGTATGGCAAGATATAAAAGAGATGCAAAGGTAAATAGTTTATTAATCACAGACAAAAGATATAAAGTTATTTATTACATCAACAAGAAGAGAAGAATAATAACTATTGGTTCTATAGATATACCAGTCAACATAGCTAGAAAGAAAGCACAACAAATACTTGGCGATGTAGCACAAGGTATTGATCCATTAGAAACTAAAAAAGCAGAAACACTTAACCAAGCATTTGAATACAAACTGCAAGAGCTGTTAGACAGTAAACGCAAGTGTGTCTATGTTAAGGATGGCAAGATAATGGGAGATCCTAGAAACTCTTGGATTAAAGATGTTGAATCTACTGTTGGTAATATGAAACTACAAGACATTGAAACGGGAGATTTAACAAGGTTGCACATTAAGATAAGTAAACGAGGCAAGTATCAAGCTAATAGAGTTATTGGTTTAATTAGTTCGGTGTTTGAACACGCAATCAGACTATCTTTGGTGCAATACAATCCAGCCAAGTATGTGAAAAAGAATCCAGAGTTTGAAAGAAACCGACCATTAACTGATGTTGAGTTTGCAGAAATTAATAAGCAATTAAACATTATGGAAGCAAAGTCTAATCCTAAAAACATAAAAGCAATTAAGTATATTAGGTTGTGTATGCTAACTGGTGGCAGGTGTAAGAGCGAGATAGGCAGCGCTAAATGGTCTGATTTAGATGGTAATAAATTGGTGTTAGAAAACCACAAGACAGACTATCAAGGTAAGCCAAGAATAATACATTTAAACAATCAAGCTATGGCCATTATTAACTCATGCGATAGAAACAATGAAACCATACTTGGTGTTAAATATCCCTTTCATATGTGGGACAAGATAAGAAAGGCCGCTGGTTGTCCAGATGTAACCTTGCACGATCTTAGACATAACTACGGAACTATGGCTGGCGAAACTATGAAGTTAGAGGATGTGAAAGAGTTGATGGGCCATAAGACTATTAGGGCAACAGAGAGATATAGAAAACAAAGAGAGCATATTGCAAAAGAGAATATGCAAAAGGTTGGAAACTATATGCAGAAAATAACTATGTCTAATTAGTCGTAAGGATTGCCTTCAGGATCTACATTATAAACCATCTCTAATTCTAGTTCTATGTAGTGTCTTGCTTTAAGTAAGTCTTTAACTCTATCGGTTTTATTTCTGGTTACATACTTAACAACATTGGTTAAGTTAGGTGTTAAGCCATTTGAATACGCATACTCTAAAGGTTGAATACCTTTATCTTTATAGTGATCTCCACCAATTTGTTTTTGTGTTGCTCTCACAGCCTTATCCCATTCTTGTGGTGTTACATCATCTATACTCATTTGTTCCTCCAAAATAATGATTAAATTTTATAAATAATTTTTCTGCAAATTTTTTCTAAATAATATTTCTATTATTTTTGTTCAGATACTTGCTTTATTAAATTTACTCATAGTAGAATAGCACAATAGGTAAACAATAGGAACTCACATGAATAATAATAAAGTATTTCTTACGCAAAAAGAATTAGCACAGCGTTGGAAAAAAAGTCCACAAACATTAGCAAACAATAGATCATTAAACAAAGGCCCATCTTATACAAAGATAGATGGTCAGATTAGATATGATCTGGAAGATATTTTAAAAATAGAAGAAGAGTCTAAAGTACAGCTTTAGACAAAGGATTAATGTGTCGCACTCTGTTTTACCGCCTAGTAGCATTAAGAGAGTTATCAGGTGTCCAGCTTCAGCAAAGATAAATGCAGAAGCAGATAGGAAGTCAAACATAGCGGCAGCGAGAGGTACACAAATACACGAAATGGTTGAGATGAGATTAAAGAATAGGCTAGATGGCATTACGCTATCTGACTATTGGTTAGACAAAGAATGTGAAGTTGATGGTTTCAATTTTACAATTACGAAAGATGACATCAAAATGGCTGACACTTATGTTGACTATGTTTCCCAAAGAAGAGAAGAATTAAATGGCAAACTCTTAATAGAAGAAAGAGGAGCTGCACCAGAAATCCATGAAGATATATTCGGAACTGTTGATGCACTAATACTTGGCGAGGGCAACAGAATGGCTGTCATTGATTTTAAGACTGGTGGTTGGCCAGTTGATGTAATCTTAAACGAACAGTTAATGTGTTATTCCATATTCGCATTAAGCAGATACGGAAACGAAGACACGGTTGTAGAAATGACAATCGTGCAACCAAACAAAAAAGCCTGGCATAAAGATGGCCAGATAAGAAGTTTTGATATTCAAGCCGTTGATCTAGTTGATTGGGGTTTTAATATCTTAAAACCAGCTTGTGATGAGGCGATGAGTGAAACGCCTGGTTTCAATGCTGGAGAAGAGTGGTGTAGGTTTTGTGCCTACAAATCAGAATGTAATACCTACAAAAATCTAAAGGAGGATTAAAAATGGTAAATGATAATAAAGAAGAGAAACCTCTATTAAGTTTTCAAGACCAAGATGGAAACCCTAGAGAGATATTTGAAAGAGATTTGAATGATACGACAAGACCGTTGGTTGAGGAAATCAGTCAAGACTTAAACGCAGAACAACAGTTAATGGAAGCATATCAACTTGCAACCAAAACTGTGCATCACATGGAATCTGTGAGAAAAAATATAAGAAACGCAATCAGTAAACTAGAAGATGAATTGCCACCTTATAAAAAACCAGTCAAGCTAGAAGGCGTGCCAAAGGAGAAAGAATAATGTCATTAGCAGCAATACAAAAGAAAGCAAAAGCAAAACCATCAATCGTAATTATCTATGGCCCAAGCGGTCTAGGTAAAACAACGCTTGCTGTAGGATCTAAAAATCCTATTGTTTTGCAGACTGAAGAGGGGTTAGGAATACTAACCAACAACAGAGATATACCGCATTTCCCATTGGCTAAAGACTTTGATACTTTTATTGGTTATTTAAAGTCTTTAGTTGATGCAGATGAACTTGAATATAACACTTTGGTTATTGATAGTTTGGACTGGCTAGAGCCATTAATATTTGCAAAGACTTGTGAAACACACAAACAAGCGAGCATAGAATCATTTGGTTATGGTCGTGGTTATGTTGAAGCGTTAAAGTATTGGCGTGAAATACTTGATTTAGTTAATAGATTAAGGAACGAAAAGAAGATGAGAGTTGTTCTAATTGCTCATAACCAGATAAAAGCGTTCCACGATCCATCTACAGAAGCCTATGATAGACATGAGCTTAAATTAAATAAGCACGCATCAGCATTATGTTTAGAGGCTAGTGATATGTGTCTATTCCTTAATTACAAGAAAGGTACTGTTAAGGTGCAAGGTAATAAAGGTTTGACAAGTAAGACTGTTCAATCTGGTAGGGTTTTGGTTACGACTGAATCTCCTGCTGCGGTTAGTAAAAACAGGTACGGCTTACCAGAGGAAATCCCAGTTGTTGAAGAAGGCGATGACTTTATTGTTAGAGCTGAAAAGACATGGGCTGAAATTGGTAAGTTAATAGCTAAAAAGTAATGGCATCAGATCACGAAACAGTAGTTTATTTGATGCGCAAGGCTGTAATATTAATAGATGCTTGCGCAGAAAAAAACACAGATGAGGATGAGATTTTACCTTTTGGTGCAAACATGGCCTTGAAAGAGGCTATGGACATACTTGAAGAAGAAATAAAACGGGCAAATGATTACGAGGAATACGATCCTGGTTAATCATTAATTTTAATAGTTATATTTTAAAAGGAGGAATCAAAATGGATATAACAGAATTTAATATAGATGTAGAAGCTGACAGCTCTGGCGGTGGCGAAAAAATAAAACCTGGTAGGTATAACCTAGAGTATAAAGGTGCAGACACGGTTGAGGGTGCTAATGGTTGGAAAGCACTAAAGATTTTGTTTGATGTAGAGGGCGAGATTATAACGATTAGTCATGCGTTTACTATGGCACACGATACCAGCACTAAAGCTGTAGAGATTGGCAAACAATCTTTATCACTAATGTTAAATAAAATGGGTGTTTCTAGTATCAAAGACACCGATGAATTAGTAAATAAAAGAGTCAACGCAGAACTTGTTGAGGGCGAAAAAGGTTATTTAGAAATTAA